ATAGAAATAATGGCAAAGGAATTTACATTTCAACCCTTCGGAGCGTGGATAGTTGTACCACGTCCAGACTCAAAAACTACAGAGTCAGGAATTATCTTAGACGATGCAACTGCAAAAGCATTACAAACAAACATAGTAGAAGTATTGGCGGTAGGCCCGCAAGTTACGCAATGTAAAAAGGGTGACAAGATTATGGTAGACCCAAATACAGAGGCAATGCTGATTCATATTGATGAAGTACAGTATTTGTTTGTTAGTGAGTTTCAAGTATTAGGTAAATTCTAATGAAGCTCCCTGGCACAGTTACAATAAATCTAGACGACTACTTAGAGTTGATAGAGCATACGCAAAAAACAAATGAATTGCGTGATTCTACAGCTAGAGCAGCTAAAGAGATGTCTGTATTCCTATCATTCCTGTGTACCAGAGATGATGTGGTTGGTTATATAGAAGAATTTAACAGACAATCTAAAACAGCACAGATAGTTGTGGAAGATGGTCGAGCTACAATAGAATTTAAAGATGATAAAAACAAAATTTCAGACGAGTAGTTGGGAAGAGCTTTTTAGATTGTATGATGAATTTGAAACAAAGTTAGAGATGTGGTCAGAAAAAAATATAAACTGTACATGGGACATACAAGTCCTAATAGGTGACCATGAGTATACACTAATAGTAACAGTAATAGATGAAAGCAGCGAAGAAAAAGAATAAACGTAGAATATATATAGATGGTCAACCTATGAAGGTAGAATATGCTGTGTATGAATTATTAGAAAACCAAAAACTAAAGATAGAGCAGTACGAAGCTATACTTGCTGCCTATCTACAAGAAAAAGAAGAAGCGAATGGAACAGAAGATAACGATTAACGTAAACTCTACACTTAAGTATTTACAGTTCTGGAATGGTGTGTTTAATCTGACATCCACAGAGCTTAGAGTTTTGTCAGCACTTGTTGATACTGCTAAGGTATTAGAAGATCCTAGTATATGCTCTGCAAAAGTTAAGAAGGAAGCTGCAAAAGTACTAGGCTTGTCTGACTTTAACACTTTGAATAACTACGTAAAGAAGATGAAAGACAAAAAAGCTATACGTAAAGAGAATAAAAACTATATACTTAATAGATTACTAGATTTAGAAACTGTAAAGGTAGAAGTAAATATAAATTGGAATGAGTAAAGATGAAATGCCAAGTTTATGGCAAATGGCAAAAAGTTTTAGTAGAGATCTTACTAAGTATGTAGCAAACGGGTCACCTAATGTGTCTGAAACAGATTACACACAAAGGTTATCTGACTGTAACAGTTGTGAATACTTGGTAAGAGATAAAATGAGGTGTGGTAAGTGCGGATGTTTGATAGAGCATAAAGCAAAATGGAAAACAACTACATGTCCTATAAACAAATGGAAAGCACAAGATAATGGCGAAGTCAAAAAAGGAGATAATACAAACACTAGCGACAAAGTATAACTTACCGTTAGAGAAGATAGAAAGAATTGTAAACAGTCAGTTTAAGTATGTGGCTAAAGTTATGTCAGGAGGTGAATTTGACTCTATTAGGCTACCATATTTTGGAAAGTTTCACTCTAAAAAAGAAAGAAGAGATATAATAAATGGAATTACTAGAGATAGTCGATAATGTAGCAGTGCCTTCTCCATATGCTAAAAGTATTTTGGAGTTCAAGAATCTGAATGCAAAAGAACTTGCATATGTTTACTTTATGTGTGATCATAAGTCACCGTATGCAGTATATGATTTAGACTCTAGACATAATGAAGTAATGTTAGGTGTATATGGTAAAGAATCTAAAGCATCTACAAAAGTGCAAGCGGCTTGTGATGTATATAAAAAATTAAAAGAAACATCTGCAGTAAAATTACTAAATGCTGCTAGGTCATCTGTAATAAAACTACAAAAGTATTTTGAAACTGTAGATCTTACATTAATGGATGATAATGGTAGACCTATATTTCATGCAAAGGATTTGGTTGCCAACTTATCTAAGATGGGGGATGTAGTAAATGGATTATCTAAATTAGAGGAGCAGGTTGCTAAACAAGAGCAAGTTAATACAAATACACGCGGAGGAGTTGTAGTTAACAAATATAGTTCGTAGATTTGGGTTATGGATTTTTTAGATGACATGCAAGATTACTACGATTCAATGAATAATGCATATGATTTTGTAACTAGAAGAATAACACTTGACGATATATTTGAAAAAGCAGAGCAATCTGGTAGAATGGAGGAGTTTTACCTACCGTTTGACCCTATAAGCAGTGATGGCAGAGATGAAGCTACGCTAGATCTGTTAATAGAACATTTTATAGAAACAGAAGAGTACGAGAAATGTCAAGAGTTATTGAATTTAAAAAAGAAGTATTTAAGCGCACCAGAGGACTAGCTCCAGCTGCAAATAAGTACTTAAAAAATGGTTACTATACAGATGCATTACCAGGAACAAAGCCTTACTTTGAATATTGGGATGAAGAGAGACGTAGATGTCTGTATGGCTACACTCACAATGGTGTAACTATAACAGGTAATCATTATTTTTATCTAAACTACTGCCCCATTGACAGATCTGTTGATGAAGAACTACCAGATGGTACAATTATAGCGCGAAGAGAGCGTACATTCCCAGCATTTTACGACGGAGATTGGAAATATTTCTTATCAGTAGATAGATGTAGGAGAGAAAACAAGCATATGACGGTATTAAAAGCACGTCGTAAAGGATTTTCTTATAAAGCTGCTGCTATGCTTGTACGTAACTACTTTCATATGCGTAATAGTAAAAACTATGTTTTTGCAGGGCAGAAAGAGTACTTGATTGGGGATGGACTACTGTCCAAAGCTTGGGATATTATGTCATTTGTAGATGATAATACAGCATGGACGCAGCCAAGACTACGAGACAGAGAAATGCACAAACAATCTGGGTACAAAAAGAATGTAAATGGTGCACTTGTAGAGATGGGAATGAAATCACAAATTATAGGCGTGTCACTAAAAGATGATCCAGACAAAGTCCGTGGTAAGGCAGGTGAACTTATATTTTTTGAAGAGGCTGGGTCATTTCCAGGACTACTAAAAGCATGGGAAGTTGCTATGCCAACAATGCGTCAAGGTAGTAAGACATTAGGTACAATGATTGCATTTGGTACAGGTGGTACAGAAGGATCAGATTTTCAAGGTATGGAAGAGCTATTCTACAATCCAGATTCGTATGACTGTTTAGCTTTTAAGAATGTGTGGGATGATGGTGCTATGGGCACAGAATGTGGGTACTTTGTGCCAATATTTGAGAACTTAGAAGGGTTTATAGATGATGATGGTAACTCTTTTGTAGATAAGGCTATAGATTTTGAAGAAGGAAACAGGAACAAAAAGAAAGGTACTAATGATCCAAAAGCATATGATCAGTATATAGCAGAACATCCTATGTGCCCGGCAGAAGCTACATTACAAGTATCTTCAAATCTATTTGATATATCATCACTACAAGAGCAATATAATAAGGTAAAAGCAAACAAGCTACATGCTATAGGTACTGCAGGTAAACTGTATTATGGTAAAGAAAATAGAATAAAGTTTGAGCCTGATGGAGATGCTAGGCCAATCCTTCGATTTCCACATCGTAAAGAAGATAATCTGGAAGGAGCCATTGTTCTCTACGAAGGTCCTTATAGAAACCAGGAGGGACAAACTCCACATAACCTATATCTAGTTTGCCATGACCCGTACGGACAAAACCAATCAGCAGACTCCAGTTCTCTTGGTGCTGCGTATGTGATAAAGAGAATAAATAATATATCAAAGCCTGATGATTTAATTGTTGCTAGCTATGTAGGTAGGCCACACACGCAGGACGAATATAACAAAAATTTATTTATGCTAGCTGACTATTACAATGCTAAGATAGGATTTGAGAACGATCGTGGTGCTGTAATACAATACGCAAAGCAGCACAGAAAGTTACACAGATTACAGGAAGAGTTTGAGATGTTAGATAAGAAAGAACTAAGATCTAGAAATGTAAAACGTAACTTTGGTATGCATACAACAGAAGCTAGGAAGAGGCAGGGTGAGTTGTATATAAGAGACTGGTTGAACGCTGTAAGATCTGATGATGGAGATAAGGTAACACTTAACTTACATAAGATATATGATTTAGGTCTTTTACAGGAGCTAATAAAGTTTAATCATAAGGGTAACTTTGACCGTGTAATGGCACTGATGGTAGGGATGTACCATACACGAGAGTTATACAATGCGGAGGTTAAAGAGATACTAGAAGATAATGCATCAAACGATTGGTTTGATAAGAATTATCGCTAGTGTTATATATATAAATAATAGTTTAAAATGTATACACCTCGTTAATGTGTGTATAAAAAATATTAATTTTGCAGGATATGTATCTAGGGGGAGAAAAAATACCGCAGCAAAAGCTGCCTTTATCAAAGAAAAATAAAAAGTGGAAAGAAGCTTGTGTTGAAGCTTTTATCGACTTATCTAATCAAGGTGTATCTAAGAGAAGAGACTACATCAGAACACTGTATGACTACTACAATGGTATAATTGAAGAGGAAGACTATCGTTACGTTCTTGCCCCATATGGCAAGTCCCGCAATAATTTCCCCTCTAAAATGCGTAACTATCCTATTATCAAGCCTATCATTGATCTTCTATTAGGTGAGAAGTCTAAACGACCTCTCAATTATACCGTAGCAGTCCTTAACGAGGATGTAGTATCTGAAAAAGAAAAAGCAAAGCAGATGGTGTTTATGCAAAATATGCAGGCACAGTTTGCTAATAAGATGATGCAGATGGGTATTGCTCCTGAAGAAATGCAAGAGCAGCAGATACAATTACCTGAAGATATATTAAAGTCTTTTGAAAGAAGTTACGTAGACAACAGAGCTATTATAGGTCAGAAGTCTATGAATTACATAATGCAAAATGCAGAAGTGTATGATAAATTACAGAAAGGCTGGTTTCACTATCTAATATCTGGAGAAGTTTACACAGAGAGAGGTGTTCGTAATGGAGAACCTTTCTATGATATACTTAATCCTCTTGACGTAGATTACGACAAAGATCCAGATCTAGAGTTTGTAGAAGACGGAGACTGGGCATTAGTTCGTAAGTACGTACATGTCTCAACAGTAGTTGATCACTTCTATGACCTACTAACACCCGAACAAATACTAGAGCTAGAACAGCCTAGACAATCAGATATTGATTCATACTTACTATTTAGACGAGCTGAAACATCTAAGGATGAGAATGCATATAGAAATAGATTGATAGAAGTTGTAACAGTATACTGGAAATCAAGAAAACGTATAGGATTTTTGACATACCCAGATCCAATGACTGGTACAATAGAGGAAGAGATTGTTGATGAAAGTTTTAGAATGCCTGCAGAAATGAAAGCCATGGGTGCTAAAGTAAAGTACACTTGGGTAAATGAAGTATGGCAAGGCACAAGAATAGATGGTAGAATGTATGTAGATATACATCCTGTATCTAATCAAAGAAACACAATGAATGACCCATCTGTTTGTAAGTTACCTATAAATGGTAGACGATATTCAGACATAAATGCAAAGAACATATCTCTAGTGTCACTAGGTATACCCTACCAGTTGAACTACAACATTTACAAGTATAGATTAGAACTAGCTATTGCAAGATCAAAAGATATTATAGCACAGTTTGATATTAACATGATACCAAAGAAGTGGGACATGGATAAGTTTATGTACTACGTAGAAGGTACAGGTATAGCGTGGGTAGATTACAACAAAGAAGGTATTGCACTAAATCCACAGCACCAGTCTGTATTAGATATGTCAATCAAGACTATATCTCAATACATTACTTTGCTAGAGTCTATACTAAACGAATGGGAAAAGCTATCTGGTGTAAACAGACAAAGACAAGGTAGTGTAGGACAATACGAAGGTAAAGGATCTACACAGCAAGCTATTGTACAATCTTCACATATTACAGAAGATATGTTTAGAAAGTTTGAGCACTTAGAGCAAAGAGACTTACAAGCATTACTTGACTACTCTAAAGAAGCTTGGTTGACAGGTAAGAGCGGAGCATATGTAATGCCTGATGGAACTGTAGAGTATTTAACTGTAGATCCGTTATCACACTTAGAAGCAGACTACGGTATATTTGTAACTAACTCTGGTAAGGAGAAAGAGAAGATAGATACTATCAGACAAATGGCTCAGTCTATGATACAAAACGGAATGCCAGCATCTGCTATGGCAGACCTACTAGAACAAGAAAGCTTTACTGAGATTAAGCATAAGCTGAAAGAAGCTGAGAAGTCTATGCAAGAATTACAGCAGCAGCAACAGCAAGCAGAAATGCAAGCTAAGCAGCAGTCAGAACAACTACAAGCTCAAATGAAACAGCAAGAGCTAGATAATGCAAATCAAAACAACGAGCTTGATAGAAAGAACAAGATTGATATTGCAATGATACAAGCTGGTATGGCTGAAAGTGCTGGCAAATTTAATCTAGAAAAAGCTATGATGGATCAAGAAGTTAAGTCACAAGAGGTTGCTATCAAGGCAAAAGAAGCTGATGAAGATGCTAGATCTAACAGAGCTAATGAAGAAATAAAAAGGGAAGCAAACAAGAAGCGTAAGAGTTAATGACGAACGAGGAGCAGATGCAGGTCTTGAAAGAGGCCATCAAGTCAAATTATAAAGGCAGTCTTGCTGAAATTCTACAACCTCAACAGCAACCGCAAGGTCCTGAAGGTGTAGCTATGCAGCAGCAGATGCCTGAAATGCCTGTACCCCCAGCATCCCCTCCACAAATAAACCCTGCAAGCGCACGACCTCCTGTGCAAGATAATCAAGGACACTTAGTACAATCTTATCAAAGTGCACCTCCTGGCCTGAGAAACTTACCATCAGGACCAGCAGAAGGTATGCTTATACAGAAGATGGAAAAGGGTGGTACTAAAGATCCTAATCCTAAGCAACCTACAGGTTATGATGACAAGCCAGTAATATCTGAAAGAACTTTTGACGCTTTTAAAAATCTTGATGTAGTAAAAGATTCTTATGAATTTATTCCTAACATAAAGCCACATGAGATGCAAAATTATGTTGAGTTTGATGGCAAACTAGTGTTTAAATCTGATCTTGAAGAAATTCAAAACGAAACCTATCAGCAGTATTCAGATAAAGCAGCCAAATTAGAGTACGTAAAACCTCTAAGTGAAGAAGAATTTGAGCAACTACAAGCCAAAAGATTGAGTTATCTTTTTGATCAAAGAAGGCTTGATCAAGAAAATTTTGTAGGTAGTGATATACTAAATAACTATGAAGATTTTAAAGATATTCCTGAGTACTCAGACTATACATGGAAGAGTGGTAGGGAAATGACAAATGCTCCAGTCTACAAAGCTATGGATAAGGTGCTTCCTGCACTCGATAAGCTTACTGACGCAGAAGTCCAAGAGTTTACACGACTTATAAATACCTTAAGCTCTCCATATACAGAAGCAATGTCTGAAAATGAAGATTTTGGACAAGGTGATGCTTTTAAAATTCTTATGGGTCAAGACCTTTCTGGAATAAAAAAGTATAGAAAAAAGATGGGTCTTACTAAAGGGGACATTTTGGATCTTGTGCAGCCTGGTAAAAATGCTGGTGTAGCTACCAAAGCTCTTGCCTCATCTGCAAAGGCAGTAATAAGACTTAAAGACTTT